ATGGACACCCCCAAGAACGAACTCTTTGAACACCTCCAGCAAAAAGTGTTCGTCTGCATTGCTCGCTGCCTGCTTAATCTGCAACTTTATGAGCAATCACTCAAGAAGCTCATCCCTAGTTACGAGGTTATGACCTACGGCCCGTCGCACGACGAAAAAGTCGAAGCGCTGTCAGGCTCAACACTCGGCATACTCATCAAGCACCTGACATCTACGCTCCTGACGACCGAACGAATACAGCAAAGAAATGAAAGTCAGCAAGAGCCCCCTGAGCCTGAAAAACTGAGTGCTCGCACGACATTTTGCGTTGTTTACACAGATGAGGATCACCAGAAATTATGCTCAACCCTGACCGACCTCGTAACCAAACGCAATTTCTTGGTCCATCACTTCCAGACCGAATTCGACCTGAAGAGTCACAACGGCTGCAAAACAGCACTCTCGTACCTCGAAGACCTAAACAGCCTGGTCAAAAACCAAATCAACGAACTTAAAGTATTTGCCGATGCAATGGCTGCCGGCAGCCAGAAATTAGCAGAGTTTTTGAACTCACCGGAAGCCATCAGGCTGATTGACGAAGGGCTACCGCCAAACTCAAAAGCCGGTTGGCTGCTGACTTTAGAGGTTCAAGCTCTTAAAGAAGCAGAGACCCTGCTAAACGAAAACGGCTGGACGAATCTTTCCAAGGCACGCGAGTATCTGCACGGAAAACAGATCAGTGATGACGCCCTAAGCCACCTCGGCGTGAAAAGCTGGCCCGAACTCCTGCACGCGACAACCCTTTTCCGCATAGAAAAACGTAAGAACACAGTGACCAACCGATGGGAGCGCTGGTACAGCAGCAATCTGACTTCTGCTTAATTTTTTTCCCTTGATACGTTTTTATCATCATCGAAATAAGCACCGCCCGAATAAGAAAGCCGATTCCAAATTCGAGTTGCCAGCCCTTCAGGCACAGGTCACAAAGGAGTCACTTGCCGCTCTATTTCTTCACCACATGCAGCGAAAGAAACAGCCAGTGAATACTCGGCCTGCAGGTTCATCCAGAACCTTGCCGACGTATTGAAATAACGACCTAAGCGAAGAGCCATATCAGCACTAATTTTTCGACGCCGCCCCACTAGCCCACGGACAGCCGCAGGCGAAACCTTCAAAGCGCTCGCAAGCTCCACCGGAGTGATCCCCAAAGCCTTCAGAAACTCTAGCTGCAGAATTTCGCCCGGATGAACCGGAGCGCTAACATCATTTGCCATAGCCAATATTCTCCAGCACGCCACACTGAGCCAATGGAGACAAACGCAAAGCCGACTCCAGATGATCCGGCGACATATGCGCATAACGCATGGTCATCGTGATGGAGGCATGCCCGAGTATGCGTTGCAGGCCAAGGATGTCACCACCGGCCATCATGTAATGGCTGGCAAAGGTGTGCCGCAGGATGTGGGTTAGTTGTCCTGGGGTATTTATTCCGGAGCGCTCATAAGCACCACGGAAGGCCGCACGGCACGACATAAACAGCCGACTATTGCCGGGCATGCCCAGCTTTAGCGCCAAGGCTTCGACCTCAGGCGGTATGGGCACTGAACGCGACTGGCGATTTTTCGTGCGATGGAAATGCGCTTTGCCGCCGTACACGGCTTTACGCTCAAGCGATTCCGCCTCATCCCAACGGCAACCCGTGGCGAGGCACATCAGCGCAACCGGATAGGTGTGCGTGTTGGACGACTTGCGGCACTGCTCTAGCAAGTCATGGATCTGCGGCAAGGTCAGAAATGACAGCTCAGTCTGGTCGGTTTTGATTTGGCGGATATTGGCCAGCGGATTAACGCCATGCCATGCACCCAACCGAATCAACTCTGAGAAGACAGCAGACAGATAACGCTGCTCATGGTTGATGGTTTGCGCGGAGACCGTGGCTAACCGTGACTGCCGATAGCGTGCCCATGCCAACGAATCGAACTCAGACGCACGCGGATTGCCCATACGCTCGACCAGAGCCAAGGTGCGCGAGTATCGGTATTTGGTGTCTTTGAGCGTGCAGCCGTGCAGCTCTTGCCAGACGTTAACCAGATCCGCCAAACGATCATCCATCGGCCGGCCGGTATTGTTCAGCGTGGCAAAAAAATCAGACTCATAGCGCTGCGCTGCTGACTTAGTGGCAAAGCCTTTTTTACGGATACGCCGACCACTGCGACCATCCTCGTAGAAATCCGCTGTCCACGTTTTGCCATCCTTGCGAATAGTCATACTGCCCTGCCCCACCTGATCGACCGCTCTGTCAGCAGGTCTCGGATGTGCTCGTAAATCTGATTTTCAGTCTTGCCCTTGGCTTCGTAGTGATCGCGGATCACTGGCCAGCAATCCCATTCCTTGAGGCTGGCGAAGGCTTTTTTTGCGCCGACACGCTCCCGCGCTAACAGGCTCACGAAGTTGCCCACGAACAGCTCAACATTCTTACCCGAGAAGCCTTTGGCGGTTTTGTAATGGCGTTTGTAAGCCGTGTGGTCAACCAATGACACCACCGGCACAGAGACATGCACGTCTTGCCGCATCAGCGTCCAGAAAGCGTCATACAGGCCTGTGCAAGCCTGATAACGGAATGACGCGAGGCCGTACTGAAAAAGGCCGTCTAGGTGTGGCGCAAGGTGCTGGTAATTAGTGGTGCCGATCACTGCCCCGGTGTGCGCATCGCAAGAACCGTCTGCGAACTGCTGCACGATGGAGTGATGAAAGCGCAGCTCCACACGCCAGACCGTTTCGTCGGGGTTGTAGTTGAGTGGGCAAGCGGCATCAAAAGGGTTATCCAGCGTGCGCCAAACCGACTCCCAATAATCGAGTTTGTCGGCTGATTTGGCCTGCAGGGATTTGTTGTAAATGGCAAGCTGCATGCCAGAGGCAGAGCCGAACAAAAACGATTGAGCACAGCCGTAAGTCACCGACTCCCCGGCGTGATGGATTTCCTTGATACCCGAAATATCCCGACGCGAACGCGCACGACACTGCATTTCACTGGTCAAGTTGGCCGGAGGTGTCCAACCCTGAAAATCTAACGCCAGATGCACCGCGCACTGGCTAACCTCGACATGCTCAAGCGCTTCATGGGCGAAGCGATCCATCCATTCTTGCAGCACCTCAGGCGAGCACGATTGAATAGTGTGAGGACTGACCTCGATTTTCATGTGTGGACCCACCACGTCCACTTTGACGTTGAAGTTTTTCAGCAGCAGCACAAAGCCAAGGTCTGCGTTTTGCAGCTTGTACTGATAACCCGAGTCACGGCCAATACGTCCAGCGTGCCATGTGTGCCCGGCAAAGCTGACCATGCCACCCTGTTCCACCAGACACAGCAACTCAGGGCGCGGTAAGCCTTTGTAATGTTGGCGCACAGTGTCGACACGACAGCCAAGCAGGCGAACGCCTGACAGGTCAGTCAACGCTGTTGTCTTGGGGTTTAGGAACAAACGACCGAACGGCGATTCCTCAGCCGTTAACAAATCGAGACGAATTTGATCAGTTGCTTTGTTCACTGCATTTCTCCGATTACTCAGGTCTAGTGAGGTTCTTAAAAGCTATCTATCTGACGTGCTACAGGGACGTCACCGGGCGGGCTTCGCAGGCGCTCGCGGGCTCGCGCACTTGCGAAGGACCCGCACCAAAGCCGTCCCATTGATCGAGCCACCAGCAATCAGTGATGAACATCCCCAGCAGAAAGCCGGCCGCGAGAACGGCGCAGAATTGGTTTTTAGTCATGGTGATGGGCTCGCTGTGCGGGATGAGTCGGGAATGATCGTCAGGCGCATTTGCTGCTGCTCTGGCGGCGCTTCGGGGGCCGGCGTAATGGGCGCGCGCTCGTTGCTTGTGCCGTCGAGGCTTTGCGCAGTGCGGTCGGCAATCGCCGCATCGAAGCTGCCGTACTCAACCGAGTTTTTGCAGAAGGCAAAGGTGGTTTTGTGCCAGGTGCCTTGCTGGGTGAAGCACTCGCAGATGTAGGATTTTTCGCCGGCCGCGACCACCCGGTAACGCTTCGAGTTGCGATCGATGTAGCTGGGGTCGCTGGAAATCATGCACGACAGGCGCGGGTAGGTTTTCGGCTTGGTCAGGCTGTCGTAAATCGGCGCTGAGCTGGGCAGGTCAGGAATGCGCGGCTTTCTGATTTCAACGTATTCGGCCGCGGTGAGTGTTTTGTTTTTACCACCCTCACCGGAGGGAACGACGCTTGGCAGCATGCCGGCCGCACCGCCCGCAGCACCGGCCACAACACCTTCTGCTGCCTTGGCCGCATCCTTGCCGTTGAAGCTATCGAAGGCCCGGTAGAGCATGAAAGCGATGAACAAGATCAGCACCGGGATGATCAGCAGCTTGCCGGGCGGCCGAAATTTAAAGTGGTGCTCTACCGCTGAGTCATACACCCCGAAGAATTTTGAATCGAGTTTGACGAAGCTGTGCGAGGCATCTTTCAGCGCGGATTGTTTCTCGACATCGATGTATTTTTCAGCTTCGTAACGTGAGAGCTTTTTGCCGCCGAAGATCCGCAGCACATAGATGTGTTTGTTACACAGCTTGCGTATGTGGGCATCAAGAAAAGAGGCGTGCTGGGTGACCAGATGCACCTCAAGACCATCGTGCCGCATGGTCTCGAACTCAGAGCAGTAATCCGGCACGGCCTTGCGCGGATCTCTGACCCCGAAAAAGCGCTGGGCCTCATCGATCAAGACGATGGAGTTATCGGGCAACTCAAACCATTTATGCGGATCATCAAATTGATACCACTGGGCCTTGAGCTTTTCCGGCTTGAGGCCGTTGACGTTGTGGTAGTAGACCGGCCGGCCCTCGGCCTTGGCTTTTGCATCCAGCTCTTTGATGGCGTTGAGGGTTTTGCCGTGGCCCTGCAGGCCGGTGCGAAAGGCGAGCATCAGTCAGCCCCTACGCCCGGAACACGGTTTGATATTTCTTGCGACCATCGGCCACCTTGTCGATGCCGGCCAAGATCAGCCGCATGCTGACCGCGCTCAACAGGATGTTGACGGCGATATCGACTTTCATCAGGCCGAGGATGTGTTGCACCAACGGCGGCGCAGTAATGAAGTTGGCCAAGATGTAATCCTTGGCCTCGCTGACGACAAAATTGACCCCGTAATAGGTCACAGCACCGATGGACAGATAACGCATGCCGGTCGTAACCAAGCGGCCAACGATGTCGAACAGCATCAGAGCGAAATAGGCGTAATACATCTTATGAACTCCCGAACGATTGGCCGATGTACATGGCGGCCGTCAGGCTGGCCATGGCCACCACCAGCCATGACATGGAGGTCGCAAAGTTGCAGAACAGATCATTTTTGAAAGCGTATTGGCGGCCGAAGACCGTAAAGCTTTGCGCCGGCGGGCAAGTGCTCGGGAGAAAGCGGGTGTGGCCGGAAAAGAGCGATTCGAGGTGAACTTCGCTTTCTTCTAGGTCGCCGTCGGGATCTTGCAGCGCTTCGCCAATGGTGGTTTTGCCAGCGCCGTTGTAGTCGCTGTTACGCACGCCATTACACAT